TCCGCTTTCAAATATTCTTTCCATATATAAAGTGAATCTTCTGCTGTTATACCAAACTTAGTCACATTAGATATAATCACATAGACCTTGTTAATATATGGTTTAGAAGCAAGATACTTAGCTGCTTCAAAGTGGCCTTTATGTGGTGGTTTGAACTTGCCAGGATAAAAACATGGGCCTACATCTGGAGAAGCTTCTTTTAAAATGTCTTCTGCAATCTGGCGTCCTATATGGTCTATGTTGATCATTTTGAAATAAACTGTTTTGCTTTTGCTGCTGCTTGGTCCATGTTCACAGGCTTAACTCTCTCAACATCTTTCTCTATCTTGTCGAATTGACCTGCTAGTATGTCGATCTGCTTGTCTACTACTGCTTTTGACTTTGCAATCTCTTCTGGGCTCTTCTGTTTAGTCGGGTCCTTTCTAAATGTTGACTTGAACTGGCCTGAAGATAGTAAGCTCTCAAAGAACTCTTTCAGTTTACCTTGCTTAAACGCCTTCTCAAACTCTTTTACCATCGACTCTTCTTCAGGAGTCATGCTAGTTTGAACTAAATAGAAGTTGTTACCAAACGTCTTTTTATAGGTGTCAATGTTCTTATATATGTTATTCCAACTAGATAGGACTCCTACAGTTGGCACTTTACGTTCACGCTTAAAGTTACGAGAGAAGCTAACGATTGGGTTAGTATAGATCATGACCATCATAACGTCATAGCCACTATCTTTAATAGAAGTGACTCTTTGCACGTTACTTGCAGTAGTGTCGTATAAAAAGTTCTTCCCAGACTTAACGGTCTCAGGAAGGTCTACTTTATCTATTTTAACAGATGCCTTGGCCAAGTTGTTAAACATGTCAGACTCAGGGTCTTCTACATATTTGTCAGCGTTCAGCTCAATCCAGCCATTCTTTTGTAGGTCTGGTCTGATCTTCTTGACAAAAGTGGATTTACCTACACCGGCTCCACCTGCCATTACAATAGCCTTCTTCTGGCCTTTGGCTTCAATTAGCAAATCTAGTAGCTTAATCATACTACTATAAATATTTACTGACCTAGTTTAACCGTGTTTGGAAGAGTGGTCAACTCAATATCTACTTCTGGGTGCATGATCTTGTAGGTTTCGTAGGTATGTAAGAACATTTGGAAGTATTCATCGACAGTCTTCTTGCCTTCAATGATCTCCCAGCCAGCACCTTGCATTTTCTTACCAGTCTTGTCTGGGCCACGTTTACTGGACTTTAGCCAGATAATAGCATTATGATCTACAGTTTGCAAGTACCTCTCTTGATAGGCCTTGGTGTACGCAGACATTTGTAAGAAGTAACTGTCATGTATACTGTTAGAGGTTTTAATGTCTAGTAGCCACTTCTCACCATTAATCTCAACAAGTAGGTCTAAAGTGCCAGAGTACTTGTGCTCATCTGAAAACATGAACTCCTCAGATAAAAGTAGTGTTGGCTTATAAGTTGTCCAAAAGTCAACAAAAGATAGGATCATTTTCCATACGTGAGTATGATAGTTAACTCGGCCATCACTTTCAATCCAACGAATCTCTTCACCTTTTAAGAACTTCTCTACAGCTTCATGAACTTGAGTCCCTTCATCACCAGCACGCTTCATAATAATATCAGAGTTATGCCCAGTGTCTTTCAACCATGTTTCAAAGAAAGCGCCTTTTGGAAAATAGCCTAAGATTGTAGTAACAGAAGGATAAAAAACACCAGGAGACCTTTGATAGTACCTAGCATCATGAAGAGTAATCTGTCTTAGTTCAGGGTCTGTTTCAACAAGACGCTTCAATAACTTGTCTCGATAAACGTTCTTCGATTTTTCAATCATATTAATTGTATTTTCTTGAGCAAGAGATCACTAAATGTAAGAGGCTTTGCTTGATGTAGTATTTTTGTCATGTGTTCAAAGCCAAGATCAGATGGATCTTTCCCTTCTAGCTCAATGAGATAAACCTCTTTCCCGTGGTTGAGAAGAGTTTGTGAATAATCTAACGCTTCTTTAAGAGCGTCTTTGTCTAATGCTAAATATACTGTTTTTACTTCAGACTCTACAAGTTTCATCATGAGTGACTTAGGAATAGTCTTACCAAATAATGGAATAGCATTACGTTTAATTGCTATAGCGTCAAAGATTCCTTCACATAATATAACAGGAACTGACCAGTTTACAAAGAACTCCAGGCCTATCAACTCGTTCTTATTACAACTAGGTGCGTCTATCTTCTGAAATGGATCTTGCTCAAATGATCTGGCTACAAAATAGTTGATATTACCATTATGATCGTATGATGGCACCACTATCTTGTTACGATACCTTCCTTTCTTACAATAGCCAATGTTATACTTTTGTATGTCTTGAAGCCCGATCTTTCTCTTCTTTAAATAGGCTAAAGCATGTCTTGCTTCTAGTGACTTGTCTGGGTTACTTAGAGAAATAAAATCTTCTGGTAGGGTTACTTTATTAGATTTAGTGGTATCAATCTTAGTATTATCACCTTGAAAGTAGCCTTTCATCTCGATCATCTTCTCTGTTGGAGCTTCAATCTTCTTGAAAAGTGAAACAGGTGTTTTACCTTTAGTAGCTGGGTGGCAGGTCCAACAATTGTATTGACCGGTCTTAATATTGATAATGAGTTTTGGATTGTGGTGTTTACAGATTGGGCAGTAAAAGGCATAGTCCATAGTGGTTTTAGAGCCTTTCCCTTTACCTAGTACATTCTCCAACAATCCTAAAACAAGTAACTCTTTATTCATTTTGCTAATATAATACAAAAAAACGAGAAAAAAAAATATTTATAAATAAATTTTTCTGTTTCAAATAAATGTTGTATATTAGTTGTAACTAACGCCGTGTTAAGTCAAGATCTATACCATAGCTTGGTGAGATTCCATGAGTGAGTTTTAGAGTGACTAACTAGAACGGCTACCAGGAGCTAAGACTAAGAAATGCTTCAGGTATATAAAGATAGTTGAAAGTGAAGGTTTAAAAGAATATCGGCAACAGCCGACGGTTTACTCCGCTTAGGGCTTTTAAATATAAACTACGGCAAAAAACAAAGTCAAAGAAAAACTTCTATATAGGACAATACCCTATATAAAAAATATTTTTATGGAAATAAAAGAAAATAAAATAACAGAAGAACAATTAGAAGCCTTATACATATATTTGTCATTTGCATTTGACACTATGGAAAAAGAAGAAAAGTTGTTTTGGATTGAATTAATGAAAGAATTAGATAATGAATTTATAGAAGAGTAAAGTTATGGCAAAAATAACAATTTTAGTTTTAAAAGGTTGTACTAGATGTGGTGCACTAAAAAATAAACTAGCAATCCTAAACAATTCTTTTAAGTACATCCCATGTGATGGAGACTCCGAGTTTTGTGACGAAGTTGAAACACTTTCCGGAGTTGACAGATATCCTATTGTTGTTGTAACAGATATAAAAGACAAAATTAGTAGCATTTTATATATTACAGAAGACTACAATAAAATAGGAATAAAAGAGAATATAGTAGACGGAATAGTAAAAATAGGAGTTCACTCTATAGATCAATTAGCGGAATACATAATTAAATCATAAATTAACAATATGAAATACAAACAATTAATCCTAAGAAAGATATTTGAACTAAATAACTTCCTTAATGGGCAAGATGCATTATTGTCAACCGGTAGAACTATTGATGAACTAAGAGCTCATGTAGAAAAAATGAGAGCTAAAATTCAAGAAATAGAAGTACTAGTAAATAGTGAGTCTGAACAATAAAAAATAAAAAATAAGTTATGAAAGCATTGACTGCTGAACAGATTCAACAGAATCTAAATAGGTTCTATGAACTGATTAATAAGTACATTACTGGTGATAGAAAAGATAAATTGATTGAGTTCTATAAAGAGTTAGAAGAAGTTTTGGCTATGGCTCCGGCTTCAACTAAGTTAGATCATCACAATTGTTTTCCTGGTGGGTATGTTGATCATGTGGTAAGGGTGGTAGAAGCAAGTCTTGTGTTTGAAAAGGTATGGGATAAGTTTGGCCAAAAAAAGAACTATACAACTGAAGAGTTAGTATTCTCAGCTATTAACCATGATCTTGGTAAACTAGGAACAAAAGACCTACCTTTCTATATTCCAAACGATTCACAGTGGCATATTGAGAAACAAGGTGCTTTATATAAGTATAATTCTAAGATAACTCACATGAGAATAGCAGACCGTAGTTTGTTTTACCTTCAGAATAAAGGAATAGATGTTACAGAAAATGAATATCTAGCTATTAAGCTTCATGATGGTCTATATGAAGAAGCAAATAAACAGTACTTCTTAACATATAATAAAGATACAGAGTTAAAATCAAACATTGTTCATATCTTACATCAAGCTGACCTAATGGCTAGTAGAGTCGAATAATAAAAATATATAATATGATAACAACAATAATAGCAATATCCTTATGGGTATTAACAGTAATAGGCTGGATTATTTTCAACCTATATACAAAGAATAGAAAATTAGAACAAATGGTAGTAAACCAACAACTATTCATTGATGGCATAAAAAGCTGCATGAGAGAAATAAATACATGCGCCAATCAAATTGATTCTAAACTATGGGTACAATCCGACCCAGAATTCTTGAGCTTAATGGAGAACGTAAAACAAATGCAAAGCTCTATTAACGATTTTATAGAAGAATAAGATGGTCGACATTTTAGACAAAGAAGAAGAGGTGCTCCTTACCAAGAAAGGTGAGCCTAGAAAACGTAAACCTAAGACTAAGAACAACTACTTCACCTTAGAGACAGAAGAAGCTATTCTAGAGTATAGGAATACGCCTAACCAAGCCAAAAGAAATAAAATATATAACGAAAGGATCCACTACGGCTTCTATAAGCTAGTAGAGAACATTATCCATACGTTCAAGTTCTACTATACAGAAGTAGATAATATAGAAGATCTAAAGTATGAAGTAATCTCGTTTTTACTACAAAAACTAGACCTTTACGATCAGTCTAAAGGTAAGGCTTACTCTTACTTTGGAACTATTGCCAAAAGGTATTTAATCATCTACAATCAAAAGAACTACAAGAAACTAGTGTCTAAAGCTGACATTGGTGAACAACATGATGATGAAGCGCTAATCAATTCGATTCTAGTAAAAGAGCCAGAACCAGAGCTAGATAAGCTAGATATAGTCGAGCTTTTTATCAAGCATGTAGACGACAACCTTTTTGAACTATTCGAGAAACCTGAGGAGATACGAGTCGCTGATGCAATCCTAGAGATCTTCAAGAAGAGAGAGAATATAGACATCTTTAACAAGAAAGCTGTGTTCATATATGTCAAAGAAATGACTGACACTCAGTCTAACACGATCACCAAAGTGATCAAGAAACTAAAAACCATCTATAAGACCATCCTAGACAACTATCTTGAAAACCACGACTTTTAATATTTATTCTAAAAGTCATGGAACTAGAAAAAGAGATATTTAAAGGCAAAAAGATAGCCGATCTAGTCGAAGAGGTTTATAATAAGCATAAAAACCAAGACTCTACCATTAAGCAAGAGATCATGAGACTTGCTGATATGATCGAGACCCCAGGTGATGCAATTGTAATTGTGCCTCTACTTAAAGGCTTCATGGACTCTAGCTTAAAGAACGACGAAGTCTTGATGAAACTCCTACAACTTTTCCAAAAAGCCTCGGCTGAAGCCAAGAAAGAAGGTGCTGAAGATTCTAGCATCTTGACAGAAAAGGACATTGAGCAGTTGTTCTCTGAAGTAAGTAATATTAAGATCAAAGATCCTAAACAACTACCTCAAGCGTAATGGCAGACGGATATATTTTTGGTAATAAATTTGACTCCAAAGTAGGTAGGTCAATCGGCCAATACTTTCAAATTGGTAGGGTTAAGTCTATTGTATTAGGTCCATATAAAGGGTCCACACAAGAACGTGACCCTGACTATGGTAGCCCAATAGATATAGGAAAAATAAAATATGAACTCCTATACTCTACTCTAGGTACCTCTAAGTCTGGAGAAGTTTCTGAGCCGGCTTGGCCAATGTTTAACTTTATTAGGCAGTACCCTGTCGTAAACGAAATAGTGTTTATTATAGCAGGCCCAACAGAAAAGTTGAATGATCGTGTATCTAATCAACAATACTTCTATTTTCCTCCTTATAGTCTATGGAATCGTGCCAATCATGGTGCCTTTCCGAACATGAGTGAGTATGCTCAGTTTCTGAATCAATATAGTAATATTCAAGGTTATTCTGGAAATGCTGTTTCAGGATCTTCACTTCCATTAGGGTATACTTTCCAAGAGAATCAACAAGTAAGAAACATACAACCTTTTGAAGGTGATACTGTTTTACAGGCAAGATTCGGCCAATCTATCAGATTTGGATCAACTGTTCCAGTATTAAAAAGAGATAATACTTGGTCAAACTCTGGAAAGAATGGAGACCCTATCACTATCATATTAAATAGTCAAAGGCAAGAAAACCCAGGCCTAAAGTTTAACAACATAGTAGAAGATATAAATAAAGATGGGTCTGCTATCTACATGACTAGTACACAAGAGATATTTTTAGAGGATGTGAATAACTTTCCTCTGAACTCGTTCAATGTTCCAATAACGGCAGTAAGTCAACCTACAGTAAGAACGGTTAAACCACCAATTTCTAATGAAGTAGTTGCACCGAATGTTCAAGACCAAGCAAGCATAGGATAATGTTTAAACCATCTTTTCCATATCAAGGCAATCAACTCATCTTGACTAGTGATAGAGTTACTATTCATGCAAAGACTGACGCCATCTTTTTATTTGGAAAGCAAGCCGTAGGATTATCGTCTACAAACACAATTAATTTAGATGCTAGTAATAAAATAATATTAGCCGCCCCTGTTATTGAGCTAGGAAATAAAGCAAAAGATTTAGGCCAGCCTATAGTATTAGGTAATGATCTTAATCAACAATTAGCTGCTTTAGCCCAAGGTTTACAAGCGGTTGCATGTTTATTAACTAATGTATCTGAAACTGCTATAGGATCTTCTATGCAACAAATAGCTTCAGCTGGAAGTGCACTACATACTGTAGCTGAATTATTATTAACAGGAACTGGTAGTGGAAACCCAGATCTATCTAAAATTCTATCTAAAAATACATTTACTAGATAATGCCAGATGATATTATAAATATTAATCTTGATGAGTTTATAGGACCTACTGATATTTCTCAAGAGGAAGGTGATAAAATCAAAGAAGAAGTAAGTAAATCTGATGCTAAGCGAGAAGCTGAGAAACAAAAAAAATTTGATCAAAGTTGGGTTAATTTTGGTAATAATAAACTAAATATTAATACAACTTCAGCTAAAGGATTAGAAAAAGCTTTAGGTGTAATTGCTAGGTTTATAATGAAAGTCCAAGGAAAGATAAATCAAATTTATTATGGTAAACTTGGTAAGCCTTCAGAAAATATAATAAAAAGACTATTAAATAGAGGGCTAGTTAATTTATTAACTGATTTAGCATCTGTAAATTTTTGTGACATATTTAACTATTCCTTAAATCAACTTCCTGATGCAAAGTCTTTTGACCCAACCAAGAATCCAGAAGAGTTAACAGGGTTGGAAAGAAAAAAATACTTTTTACAAAAAAAGGCTTATGATACTCAAAAAATAATAGATCAATATTATGGTGAATATTTAGATAATAATAACCCTGAAAGTAAGGTACAGTTATTTTTATTGATTCAAAGTATTAATGAATCTTTATCTAGTACTATTTTAAATCCAACAGATGGTTTAAATGACCCAGCTATAAAGGAAAACTTCCCACAAGTTTCATCTGCTACAAACTTTTTACAAAATTCATTAGGTTTTCTAAATAAATACACAGATCCTAGACAGATATCTTCTGAAGATGTACAAAAAATAATAAAATTTATTGATGGAGTTAGACAATATTGCATTATTATACAAGGATTAAATAATCCAAAAAATGCAATTGCTTTTATAGATAGTTCTTTAAATGCTAATATTCAAAAATCTCTTACAGAATTATCTAGATTAGTTATTAACCCAGTACAAGCTGTTAGATTACTAAAAGGTATAATGAAGACTGCGAATGATATTAATTCAATTGGTCAAAAGTTATTAGGGTATATAACAACACTTCAATTTATAATTAAATTATGCATTATTATAATAAGAATATATAATGTTATAGCCGCATTCCTACTGGCCCTTCCAGTTCCAAATATAAGCACTACTGCTGGTGTTACTACTACTTTGTCAAGTAGATATCAGGAAAATATAAAAGAGAGGGGTGAAAAAAAATTAATAAAGAGGCTTCAACAAATTTCTTTTATAGTAAATTTAATGGCAATAGTAGTTTCTAGCTTATTAGCTGGAATAAGAAATATTGTTGCTAGATTAAAAATAATATACTTAAATTTACAATCTTGTATTAATGTAGAAGATGGATTAAAAGAAGAGTTAAAAAATACAATAAATAATCTATCTGTTACAGCAAACAGGTTACAGAAGTTTTTAGATACTTATAATGATAAACAAGAAGATGGTACTACTAGATTTGGTAAATATCTTATTCAAATTGTAACAGAACAAGTAGTTGATGAAGGTATTAATTTAAGAAGAAGATACGGTATAGCAAGAGACACAAATGGATATATAGTTGCTCAATCAACTCCTACGTTTGCTTCACTAGATCTAATTATTATTAATGAAGTTAAAGTTCTTCTAGTATCTAGAGGTTTAGTTACGGCTGAAAGCTCTGGTCTTTCTGTAGAGGATCAAGTAACTATTTTAGACGCTGCTAAAATATTAGGAGAAGATTCTTTAGATATAGATAACATCCAAATAAGTGCAACAGATATAGGATCATTATCTAATCAAGATGATGAATTAGGTATTGGTAGTTTTGTTGATAATCTGCCTGGAGGAAAAGCACTAAGAAGAAGAATCAGGAAAAAAATGCTGGCTAACTCTGCTAAATTATCAACAGATTTGAAAGGTACAGATCCAGGTGGGAGATTCTCTTCTGGACTTATAAAACAACAGCAGTCTGAAAGGAACAAACTAGAAATACAAGATCTTGAAGACAAGATAGCCGGATGGAAAAAAGAAATTGCTTTAGCCGCCACTCAAGGCTTTGTTGGCCTAGCTATCATTAGAGATAGGACTAAAAAAATAAAAGATGCAGAAAAAAGAATCCAAGAGCTAAGACAAGGATAAAATAACAAGACAAAATATTTATAAGATATGGCACAAATTGATGCACTAAGAAAGCTAATCCGTGAGGAATTAAGAGCTGTCCTGAAAGAAGAACTACCTAAACTATTGAAGGAAGGCCAAGCCCCTGTAGTAAAAGACACTAAAAAGGCACTTCAAGAACAGGTTAAGGCTAAAATACCTGGTACATTAAATACCCAGGCTAGTAGGCCTCAAATAAAGTTTGCTTCTAATAACCCTATGGCAGCCTTCTTGAATGATACTGCCAAAAACATGTTGAATGAAGACTTCTCTATGACCTCGGCTGATGTACACCCAGCCATGGCATTCCAACCAAGTCAAGTAACTGTAGGGTCTGTTGAAGGTATGCTTGGTACTGCTAGACCTAGTTCAAACATAAATGCTGTCCAGATTAATGAAGTACCAGATTTTACTGGTCTAATGAGTAAGTTAAAAGAAAGAGGTGAAATCTAATGGCATACGGATTAAAGAAAATATCAGTAGTAGACCTTAGACCATCGACAGGAGTCGGTGTCAAGATCCCGTTTGATGCTGAGAATGTATTTTCTACCGTATATACCACCAAAGATCAGACTAAGTATAACTTGATCAACTTTCTACTAACTGATCCAAGAGAAAGGCCTTTTAACCCTACTTTTGGAGCAGGTCTTAGAGCCAGACTATTTGAACCAATAGACCAGGCTACGTTTGAAGATATTAAAGAATCAATCAGGACCCAAATAGAGGCTAACTTTCCAAATGTACAGATTGTTACTCTAGAAATAATTGGCAACCCTGACTACAATTCTATAAACATACAATTCAGTTATCGCCTATTAAGATCAAATGAGAACGACTCTGTTACAATGACTATCCAAAACTTCTAAAGATGCTGAATCAAGTAGACATAAAATACCTTAATAAAGACTTTACCTCGTTCAGGTCTGATTTGATCGAGTACGCAAAGGCTTACTACCCTACAGTCTATAATGACTTTACTCAGGCTTCTCCTGGTAGCATGTTTATTGAAATGGCTTCTTATGTAGGAGACGTTTTGTCATTCTATTTAGACAATCAGATTCAAGAGACATATTTACAATATTCTAAGCAGAAAGGTAACTTATATACTATGGCCTACATGTTAGGTTATAGACCTAAAGTAACAGGTGCATCAACAGTAGATGTAGATTTTTATCAACAATTGCCATCAA